TGGACATGGCTGGGTATAGGAAAATCAAAGCGTCCGCAAGTGATAGGTCATTATATAAATGATTTAATTTATGCTAGGCTTGCCCCACAGGTGCTAAACGAACTTCGAGAAAGGAATCCTATACAGCAATCGGGTGCAAGAAGGACAAGGCACCACCAATGGCTAACTCCTGATTTTGGTCATCCTAAACTCAAAGAACATTTGGCTGGAGTTTTAGCATTAGGCCGAGCGAGTGGATATAGTTGGAATAGCTTTATTAGAATGCTGGATAAATCATATCCTAAATTTGGATATACAATGGAGTTATTGCTTAATGACGAGATTTGAGCATTGAGTATGGAATAAGCCTCTTGGATAAATTGAAAAAAATACTCGGCATTTAAAAAGAAAATACACTATGGCAAAATTCATCACTTTAACTAACGAAATCTCAAACGAGCCTATCTCAATTAATATTGACCATATTATGTCAGTAATGCTTAGGGAAGATAAATGTGTTATTCAGATGGCGGCAGGTAATTTAGTTGTGAAGGAATCATACGATAGTATCTTAGACCTGCTAAACCCAAAAGAACCTATCAAATTGCCAACATCGGATAGTCCATCGATAAAGTAAACTGAGTTTACCACGCCTTACAAGCCCCCTCCATACCTTTAGCCATTCTTTCGTAAGATAGGAATGGCATATCTAGCAAAATCCGATTACACACTCTCTATTGCAATTGATCATCTTGATGAGATCCTAGAGCAGGCTGCCCTGGATTCCGGATTGACCCCTGATAATGTCCTGGCTAATGCTGAAGCCTGGGCAAAGGCCCTAATCAAGTCTTATCTAGTCGGCAAATACGACATAAATACCGAGTTCGCTAAAAATTCACCTGATCCGGGGCGCAATATCCTGGTAATGCAGGTGATGATCGATCTATCCCTCTGCCAAATCCATAAAACCATAAACCCCCGAGACATTCCGGAACTACGGGAAAAAGCCTGTGATGCAGCTATGCAATGGCTGAAGGATGCCCGCGATGGGGTGGTAATAGTTGACCTTCCGCCGGCCCCGGTTGATCCAGGCCAGCAAATCTATAATACAACTTACCTTAACAGTAATAAAAAATTCGTCAGTAAGCCTTTTTCGAACGCTTCATTATTCGATGGTAAATGCGATGGGCAAGAATAAGCAAAAATACAGGACCAATAATTACCAGGCTGTCGCAGTAGCCGCTCCGGAAGTAAATCCGATAAATCGGAATCAAAGCCCGATAAAATACATCCTTGAGCAGCAAAAACTGCGAACCCGGCAGGATCTTCTGAAACTAAGGCTGGCCATCGATTCCGCGGAAAACGTTACAAACTTCGACCGGGAATTACTACATAATATCTACCGGGAAGTTGAAAAAGACCCTAACCTGTCATCGAACTGGGAATCCCGGAAAATGAAGGTGAAGGAAAAGCCCTTCAAGGTGGTTGATGCTGAGGGCAGGGAGAATACCGAATTAACAAAGATACTGGAATCTCCGTGGTTTTTTGATTGGGTAGATGCGGCCCTGGATTCTAAAAAATGGGGATTTTCTCTAATTGAATTTGGCCCCCTCATAAATAATGAATTTGTGCCATTTGAGGTTAATGGAAAATTGTACGATGCCATTACAGTTATCGATAGGGACAATGTAAAACCCGAGCTTGGCATTATAACCTACACACCGGGCGAAAGTACCGGCATTTCCTTTTCAGATCCCCGCTATTCAGATTATCTAATGTTCATTGGTAAATTCCGGGATAGGGGATTTCTTTGGAAGGCCGCCAAATATATTCTGTTCAAGGATAACTGTCTCGGCAACTGGTCAGAATGGGCCGAGGTATTTGGAATGGATGTACGGATAGGTAAGACGAGGGCACAAGGTAATGATAGGGATAGATTCATTCGCGCTGTGCGGGATATTGGCAGCAATGCCTATGCTGTGATCGCTGAAACAGATTCTATTGATTTCAAGGGAACCACAAGAACCGACGCCTACCGGGTTTACCATGAGCTGGTGAATTATATAGATGAGCAGGTTGCAAAACTGATTTTCGGTCAGGATGTGGTTTCAAACAATACCGGCCGTGTGGTCGGAACTGTCGGCGAGAATGTGGCGAATATGTATGGGGATAACGATGCCCGGTTCATTGAACACCTGGTTAATAAGCGCCTGTTCCCCTTCATGGAAAATCTTGGGTTTAGATGGGGCGATCATTATTTCAAATGGGATACTACCGAAAAACTGTCCCTGAAAGATCGCGCCGAAATAGATGCCAAGATCGCTAAGGATATGGGCAAGATTCACTCCGATGAGTACATTAATCAGACCTATGGAACCGAGGTGACCGCAAAACCGGATGTAACTCGGGAGGAGATAACTGTAGAAAGAGAGGACCCGGCGGAAGTTACCGAGCGGTTGAGAAGTATGTATGCTGAAGATTGACGACATAGTGGCCCAAGAGCATCCGGAAATTAACCCGGACTTATTCCGGATGCCCTTTTCGGAAGAGGCAATAGAATTGTATTTGCTTGAGGTTTACGCCGGGGCCATCACAAAGGAAAACCTATCCATTTCCTACCATGAAGCTGTAGGAGATACGCTTGAAGATGCCTTGATCCTGGGTTTCGGTCCGCAAAGTTCTTATAATATCACAACCCCACAGTATTCACTTTATCAGAAACTCCGGGAAAACATATACGTTTTCACTGCCGCCAAGCAATATCAGCAGGTGCGTACTATGAGTCAGTTTATTACTGAAAAGGGTATCAAATCAACCTTTTCGGAGTTTAAGCAACTCGCTCAAAAGGTTTTCATAGAGTATAACGAAACCTATCTAAAAACAGAATGGATCACGGCTATCGGTCAGAGCCAGATGGCAAAAGAATGGATCGAGGCTGACCAAAAGAAGGATATAATTCCTTACCTACGATACCGGACGCAACGCGATGCCAGAGTAAGGGATGAGCATGCAGCACTTGACGGAATTACTTTACCGGTAGATCACCCGTTTTGGCGCACCTGGATGCCAAAGAATGGCTGGCGATGCCGGTGCTTTACGCAATCCCTCGAACGGGCAGCCATTACAGACCTGGCAGAGCGAAACTTAGCTGACCTGAAGGACGAAAAGAAGTTCCCGAAGGTTTTCCAGATGAACCCAGGAATCGATGGATTAATATTCAATCCAAAATATCATCCGTACTTTTTGTAGCCCGGGGCGATGCGGATTTGAAACGTAATAATTTTAATCTGCCGGTATGACAATAATTTACACCATATCAACAAATAATTATATATTCTATGTTGGCAAAACAAAAGACCTATCCAGAAGAATTTCGGAACATTTAAGCCATACTAAACAGAGAGTATCTATATACATAAAAAGGTGTAAGGTATGAGCAAGTTCAGATTTAGGCAAAAGGCAATTAAGTTTCGGTCCCGAAAATCGGCTATCCTGGAACGGATGGCCAATAATGCCGTAAATTTCTTTAAGGTAGAAACATTTGACAGGCGCTCATGGAATGGTGTTCCGTGGACACCAAGAAAAAGCGAAGATAACTCCAGGCAAATGCTGGTTAAAACCGGACGGATGCGGCAAAGCATAACAATACTTAGCCGTACATCCGAAAGTATTAAAGTTGGGTCAAACGTACCGTATGCCAAGTATCATAATGAAGGCACAAAGAATTTGCCGAAGCGACAATTTATTGGAAGGTCGCCAAAATTGGAAAGGCAGAATGAACGGCTATTAATGATGGAAATCAAAAAGATCGTGTGAAAGCATTTTTCGAATATATTAAAACCAGGATTAATACGGACGTTCCGGAAATTAAAACCGTCCGAATGTGGAATAATCAGTTCCTGCATTCAAATGAAACAAATAATCGATGGGACGGTACTAAGTCGGGGCGCATAGGTTACCGTAACGAAAAGGCTTTCCCCTATCCCGCTTGCTTTGTTGAGTTTGTGATTAATGATGTAAATAATCTACCGATGGGCATACTCGACTATTTAATGACCGTCCGGTTCCGATTTGGGGTAGAGTCCTATAAGTTCCAGCGCCTGGAAACATTTGATTTTTGCGATAATTTCCGGAAATCCATTCAATTAATGGTTCCTACTGATGCCAGCGGCCTGACATTCACAACATTCCAGGAAAGCTTTACCGAATTTGATGAAGATTTTAACAATGTGGAGGCTCCGTATATTGATTATAGAACCCGTTACCGGTCATCGGTGGCTTATCAGCGCGCTGATGATATACTTCATGGCCCCGTTACACTCGGCATTGAAACTGAAATATAGTCATGGCACGAACACTTGAAGCAATACAGCAGGAGATAAAAACCGCTATCAGGACGTATCCGAGCCTGGACGCCTATAAATTTCCGGAAGAAGGCGGCTCACAGGTATCGGTCTTTAATGTGATCATTTTCGTGGTGGCAGCATCCATGTTCACCCTAGAAACCATGATCGATGTTTTAAGGGCAACTATCCAAGGGATTGCTGATAGTGCGCCCTCCGGCAATCTGAAATGGATTCAAAGGCAAATTCTGAATTTTCAATACGGCGATGTTGTGCAGCTCGTTGACTTTGTTCCGACTTATAACCCGGTAGATCCATCTGCCAGGATAGTGACCAGGTGTAGTGTCCGGCAGTTAACTGGTGGTGTGGTGGCTATAAAAGTTGCAAAGGGTAACGTACCGAATTTAACGCCCCTTAGTGGTGATGAGTTATCAGCCTTGCAGGATTATTATTTTGGAACCTCTACTACCGAAGGGGTAGGGTTTGCAGGAACACGGACAACTTTTATCAATCTGAATCCCGACCGGATGCGAGTTGAGGCTACCGTATTCTTTTACGGTCAGTATATTGAATCAACCGTGAAAACAAATGTGATCGCCGCCATTGATAACTTCTTCGCGACATTCGCCGATACGGCTTTTGATGGAACTGTTTTTATGATCCGTATGGTTGATGCGATTCAGGCTGTCGATGGAGTATCCCGGGTAGTTCTTACCGATATTAAGGCTCGGGAGGCTTCCGTGCCGCTGGGATCTGCTACTACCGTGAATATTCAGGGATTCTATACGACCGTGGCTGGCTACCTTATTTCCGAGGATACAGCAGGCAATACACTGAATGACACTATAACCATGCAGGAGGAAAGTATATGAGTTTGTTCGATACCACATGGAGTCTTCAGGCCGAAAAGATATTGCCACCGGTACTTCGGGATGGCGAC